GGGTCTATCTGTCGCACCACAACGGACGCATGCACCATCGCGGAGCCTGACCGCTTTACTAAAGTGTATGTCGCACGCCTCTCTCTTAACTCTTTTGGGCTGTGCCATGGACATCTCTCTGAAACTTCTTCTCGCGCATAATAGCCGGCTCTATATGACAGCAGTCGCAAACCCACCCAGCTAGATAATGTGGCGGTTCTGACTTCCATACCGGAACCATCTCTTTATGACATTCAGTGCAAACCACTTTCCGTAATTTCTCGAATTGCTTCATCGAAGTCCTCGTCTTGTAACATCATGAGCCAAGCGGCAAAAAAGGTATCGACTGACATATCGACAGTCACATCACTTAACCCACCCAAATGCACGTCAGTCCAATCAGGATTCTGTGGGTTAGTAGACGCATAGATAATCTGACTGACTAACATGACCGCAGATCCACCTGTGGGTGTCGGCAGCTTTAACAACGGTACATTCATGGGCGGACTGTAATCCTAGCGACTTCGCCGTCGGTCTTGTGATATGTGATTACCTTAGCACCTCTGCGTGATACCCATCCACCGCGGGAGGCATATGCATCTCTCCCAGATAAAGTGGGATGCTGCTCTGCGATAGCGCCTCCATCTTCGATAACTTTCTCGTGATGGTAATGCCCGACATGGATGTAGGTCTGGGTCGCGGAGCCCCACATCTTTCTAAATCGAGGTTCACTAGCGAATAGTTTATGGAGATTAGCCAGCTTAACTTTGTGGCCGTGATGAAAGCCAAGCATCGTTTCTCCCCATAAGTAACCGTAGAACGGAAACTCGTTATCGATGACCTCGACTCTTTCATCGTCTCCAAAAACGTGCTTGATATATTTGCGTAACCAGATAGAACCGGAGATGTCGTGATTGCCTTCTGCGCTCACAACCACAACCCTTCCGAAATGCTGAAGCATCATATCGACCGCTTGTGACATTACTGTCATCGCGAGCTCCACTAATTTTCCATAACGTGTATCAGCATCGAGGATATGCGAGGACGTTGGCGTTATTGCGAGCATTCCATCCCAGTGCAAGAAATCACCAAGCTGGCATAGCAAACCAACTTCTGATTTTGGACTGCCTTGGATCATCTTATGTACTGACTCTAGGAATACCTGCCTAGCGATATCGACATCCCAAGCATCACCCGTCTCGGCTTCCCAAGCATACATGCCCAAGTGGAAGTCAGTGATGGTCAGTAAGCTCAAAAGATTGTCGTCTGTTTGCTGCGGCATCGGCGTAGGAGTAAACCGTGGGATACTGTCCATCGCGGCGCCTAACCGCTCGAGCATGATTTCTAGCTGTCGCTTTTCATCTGCTTGAGACTTTACCCACTGACCTACAGGCTGACCCTCGTCGTTATAGTAGGTAGATACGCCTTTGACTTTGTAGCCATCAGGTACGGTATGAACCATGTCATGAGCGGGAGAGTAACCTTGTTTAGCAGCACGAACCTTTATGGTTTTAAGTGTGCTTTTAACTGTCTCTCGTTGTATTCCCAGTTGACGACCAATCTCAGTTTGATTGACGCCATCCTCAAACAGCCCAACTATTTGTTTTTGTCGGTCAGTATTACAGTAGTTCAGTAAACTCATCGCTTCCCCCCAGAAGAGACGACGCTAGTTCTTCCTCCCGAATCTAACGTCAATTGAGTATCTTTCAGCGAGTAGCCTACTCAAGTGCTCGTACACCTCATTAACTTCCATTGTGTTGATTTTAGTGGTTGATTCGCAGCCGGTGAGGGCTTTTTGGATAGGACGCCACATATACTCTTTGACCATGTGCATTGTGGGTTCAATTGGTACGCCGTCTTTGACGACGGTCTTCATGTCCATACCACGCGCTTGCATGACCTTAGCCACTTCATCGCAATAAGCGTGAATCGCAGAGTTTTGGTTAAGCGTTCTCGAAGGTTTGACTATCTCAAAAATTAGATCCTTGTTCTGATTCTCCATGACGTACTTGCAAAACTCCTCCGCTTGGAACTTGTTCCGCACCATCCACCGCTGACCCATCTGTTACCCTCTCACCAGAATATGTTACATATTGCCCGAATTTAGCTAAACAATCATTCCTAAACGCCTCAGATTGCAGGAAATCGTGCGTTAAATCGTCCAACTGCGTCCATTTCTTCATAGGAACCGTACAGGATTCCGTACTGTTCTTTCCTGCGAATGGACTGCCTCCCTGCTCCCTTGCCCTGTTTAACCAAGCATTAACGAATCGCTTGATACCTTTCATGGTTTTACGCTTGCTAGGGTTAGCGTCACACCACGACTCCATAGCCCCTAGCTCTGCGAATATGTCTACGTCTACGTAACTGTGCTGCCAAGCTAAGATATCCTCGTCACTTGGCTCCCAGTGAGTCCCGTCTTTAAGAATCATTATTTGATCCCGTATATAGACGATATTCGTACAGACCATCGCGAACGTGGCGCTTCTCTATCTCATAACCACCAAATCGCTCCTTTCGTAAATGTCGGAGTTGAGCAGAGACAGACGCCTCTGGATCTCCGGTTGCATCAGCAATAGACCGAAGAGTTTGCCAGCGACCATCTTTAACCTGAGTCCAGACTCTAAGCAGTTGCCCTCGTAGTCTTGGATTATCCCTTGCTGGCTGATAGTCATCCCCGTTGAAGTTAGCGTACAAGTTAGGTTGTTTCATAATAGTTCTCCCACACCTTCCCTTTTGATGTCCTGTCGGACAACAATCATTTAGTTAGTAATCACGAGCGCTAATTACCGTATCGAATCTTGACATCTATCCGCTTGACTTGCTCTCAGCCAGCGGGGCGCATCTTAGAGAGGGTCAACTCCGCTCCAGGGTTCTTCGGTTCCCTGGCCTAACGCCCGGTAATCTCTGCGACTTGGAAGATGGAAGTGTTTGTAGGGAACTGTATCGTTCTGTATACTGTTTCCATCTTGTTAGTTCGCACCTGCAAGATACCATCACGACAACCCTTCTGTCTATGGTCTCTGCCCCCTGTGCACTCCACGGCGCTAAGGGGGCTTTTTTTACTCCTCTGTTATGAGTTCACAGCCCGTTTCGTTGAACTGAGCAATCATTGCGTTCTTCTCACCCATGATCCCAAGCATCATAAGTAACAATATCGCAGCAATAATAATTATTGCGTAAGCATCCGTTGATAGCTCTTTCATCGTCTACAAAGCTCCAGAAAACTCTCTAGTGACATTCCAAAGGTGTCAGCTAATAGACACACCTTGGAAAACTTTAAATCCCTAGCCTCGCGATATCGGTAGACCTGCATACGACTCGTGCCTAACCGTGTAGCGAGTTGAGCAACAGATAAATCGTGCTGCTCTTGCGCCAGGATTACCCCCTTACCCAAATCGTAACTAGAACGGGATGTCATCCTCTGGTATCTCCACTGCCTGTTGTGGTTGTTGCATTGGCGTTGCTACAGCATTTTTAGCTTTCTGTAACTCTTGCTCTCTTATGCGCGTCTGATACTCGCGCTCATTGTCATCTATCTTTGCGTAATAATTTCCCCCCTTAGATAGCAAAGTCTCAATATAAACAATGTTCTCAGGCTGCTCTTGTAACCATGTAATTAACCTGTCTCTATCAATTGTTTGCTTTAAGATTGCCCAGTCTGGCGCGTCGTCTTTACGACTAGCCTTTATTCCATTAACAAACTGAATATCAGCCATATTATTTGTCCTCTCCATACATTGCCTTCTTTGCTGCGTTAAATTCATCACTGTGTAGCGCCTTGCGTTCTGCCGTAGTCCATACTCCGCCTTTACTAGGGGCTACCCAAAGTGACGTCTTATCTTCATTGCTTATCTCGGCGTAGCACTCTGCTGCTGTCTCCCAGTTCTCTGTCTCAATTGCCACTTTTATGGCACTAATAGACATGAGATTTCTCTTGACCGCATCGTCGTGCATCGCCATCGGATCTAGCTCCTCGCTTGCCTTATTACCATCGTCATCGGCCGCGGGAATGCCAGCAGCAGCTTGCAATCCATAACGGCGTGCATATGTGATACAAGAACCCACTGCCTGGGCATCACGCTTAAGTAGCGGAAGCATATAGGCCGACTTCATCCATTGACCGCTTTCATGCATAAGGACAGTAATGACGCCGGCAGAATCATCGTCCACTATGGGGAACTGCGTGTAAGACAGTCCGTTATCGGCAAATGGCTCTTTGATGGCCTTAATGACCTCTGTTAGGTCGGCATACTTTGATTTGTAGAACGAGTTGTCCCTCCCCTTCTTAGCTGAGCCCATCTCACCTTGTGCCTTACTCAAGGCAGCGGATAGCTCTGTGATTACAGTACTAGTCTCTAACATTAAATAAACCCCTCCTTCTCTGCGTAGCAGTCTTCTGCGTTAAGGATGCTATGGCCGTGCCACCAGCCCTTACATCCATCCAAAAGCTGGATTGGCTTAGCGAACGGAACTCCGCTGTCCTCTCCATCTATAAAATCGTCAACGAGATTGGGCTCCCAGTAGCAGTCGTCGTCATCGACCAAGAGCCATAGTCGGTCTCCGGTGACATCTTCGATTGGTGCGCCCTTGAATGACGTAACCCCATGTGGCACGTCGGCAACAATGCAAATGCTATGCAGCATAACCCCTCCTAGTTTTTAGTTTCTGTATAACAGAATACGTGACAACGTGTTTTGTGTCAAATAATAACCAGGGGATAGCCGTGGGATAGGAAAGCTTAGATTATCCGTAAGTCCACATTACGGGAGTGGTAGGACGTATATCGACGTGGACAAAACTCCTTGCCACACCGATGCCGCCAAAGCCCATCTTCAGAGCTTCGTGGACAATGTTCATGCGCTCAAACCCGTTAGATACAGCGATATCGGCAGCGATACCTTGCGTGTGTGTCCCGGGCTTCTCTTTGCGTGCCTCGATACTATGCTTCGTGGATCTGTAGCCGCTAGTAATAGTGAACGGGAACCCACAACGCTCTCGGAGCTCATCGAGCATATGGATGAACTCTTCCTTCATATCGTTCTCGCCGGTCTCGCGACAGCGGAACTCAGAAATATCAAAATGCTTGTACATTACTTCTTCCGTAAATTCATTAACTTGTCGGCGCCGCGGATGCCGAAGCTGGCTGATACTGCTAGAAACAACAAGTACTGATACCACTCAGGCAAGGTATCTAACGCGGCAAATGCCATGTCTACGCGCTCAATGACTTCGATGTCATTCATGGCTATAGCGTAACCAATCAGGAAGATTGGAGCAGCTAGACAAAGTGTCCAGAACTCGTCTTTCCAGCTATTCATCGACGCATCGGCCATCTTGTTTTCCCATGCCGCGTCGTTCTGAATTACTTGTAGTTTGCGCTCGTGCGTGGCTTGCTTCTCTTCTGCCTTACGCCTGAAGTGTCCGCCGACAAGCTCAGTGACCGGTCCGAGTAGTGCTTGCCACATTAGCGCATGAACTCTAGGACAGTAATTAAGAGGGATAAGATAGCGATGACGAATGTGCCGCCGTACATCATGAGTCTTTCGATACGTTGAAAACCATCGTCTGATTTGGTCTCTAGCTTATCGAACCGATTCTTATGCTCATTTAAAATGTCCTGGATACTCTGATATCGGACAAGGCACTCTTTCTCGTGCGCTTCTAGCTTGATTAAGGCTTCTTGTCCAACATTCATATCATTTCCCCAAGGGATTCGCTAACTCATCCATTGCCGTCCACGCATCGTCCATATCGCGCTGTAATCGCTTGATGCGCTCATCGACATTACTTGCGGCTTTCATCTTAGCATTAACAGTTATAACAGTCTCACTATTTGGTATCAGCAGAAGGCTCTTCGTAATCCTCATCGGATATGACCTCTCTTTCCAGTGATTGAGCTAAATCGGCAAAGAAAGCAGCGCGTCCAAACTCCAGTTGTTCTAAATCAAATCGAGCATGAGCCAGCTTCCGGTCGAGGTCGTTTACGTGGTTTAAGAGCGCTTTCTCTCGGTCAGTCATATCCTCAACAATGTACTCTTTATCGTTCACGGTGATTGGGGTCTTTTCATTTTTTCCCATCGTCGTTACTCCTAGTTGCGGTTAATAAATTACCAAGGCATACCATCAGCAGACACAGGGTTTTTCTGCGCTTCGATGTTAGCCGTCAGTGCCGCTTCAGTAGCACTCTGGTCTACTTCTGCGTGTACCCATGCCAGTACGTCAGCCTCAGTTAAACTGTCGTAGGCGATGAAGTCATCAGCGTCAGCGTCAGGTGTAAAACCTACAGTGCCGTATGCAGAAGCAGTGAATGTGTCTTCACCAACAGTTTCAAATTCAGTAACACGCCAGTGTGCAACGGTTACACCGCCGTCTGCTAGGTTACGCTCCAGGTTTGCGATAGTCCATGTAGCCATTAGGTTTCTCCTTAGCTAAATACTGCGTTGCAGATGTTCTGCACGTTTTGTGGTTCAGATGTCCAGTCGTCACCTGACTGAATTACATGACGGTGATACGACTGTGAAATCACGGCGCCGTCTTCGAGTACCTTAGTAGCAGTCCGTACTTGAACAGAGGTAAAGTCAACCATGTTGCCATCGTCATCTTCTCTTTGTCCTTCCACTACTTCGATTTTGTCTGCTACTACTGCTTTAGTTAATGCCATTGTTTTTCTCCTTTAGTCCCTCTCAAGAGTCCACTTGAGATAATTAAGAATTAGTAATGTAAATTAAGCTACCCCAAATTGTTGCGGTTTCATTTGTTACATTTTGAAGATGGATTGGTGTGTCATCTCTTGACAGTCCCACACGCATATATGTTTGACCTATTGTCCCCATTAAAATAAGACTGCCATCAACATCCCAGTTAAGCCCGCTTGTCATAACACCTCCAAGCTTGGCGTTGTTTCCGTTATCGGCATTTGCAGTAAAAGGAAGTCCGCCAAGTCTCATTTCGCCCGTGCCTGTTGCGGCAGTAAAGCTAATATAAAAACCTACTCTTACTGTATTGCCTATTTTTGTGTAATCACCGCTTCTGCCGTTATACGTTGTAGTTCCTGCTGAGGTTCCTCCTTCAAGCGTAGGAGTCCACGTCCCTTCTTCGTACCCGTCTAGATGATTGGCTGAACCTGTGCCGCCTAGGTAGACACCGCCACCAAGATACAAATCGTTCCAAATATTTGATGGACCTCCAATATCTGAAACATTATTACTAGGAACACCGCTTTCATTAGCTGGAACTAAAGAACCATTAGCAAAATCGTCACATTTGATGCTGAAGTTTATATTGTTTCCAAAATATGGACGCGAACCCTGAACACCAATACTACCGACTGTTGTGCTGTCTTTGCGGAATTCAACAATGTCACCGTCAGACGATAAACGACTGAATAAACCAGAGCGTTGACCTGATGCAACGAAAGACCCTTCACCAGTGTCTCTAAGCACAACACCTGCCGTACTATTATCATTTGATGTTTTTGAAACCAACAAGTTGCCAGAACTATCAAACCTAGCAACCTCACTTCCTGCACAACTAAAGCCAATGTCATTTGATGACGCTCTAAACATTCCTGTCGAGCCGTCAGTAAGGAAAGTTGGAGTAGATGCACTACCAGATCCACCTCTGAAAGTTCCGCTTGAGGTTACATTGCCTGACAAGTAGAGGTCTTTGAAGGCCGCACCTGAAGTACCAATATCAATAGCATTCGCTCTAGTAGCATTTGTAGACATATTGAAAGGCTCTATATGGTCGCCGCTATCATGGAAGCGAATACCAACATCACCCGTACCAATGTTTAAGTCTCCATTAAGAGTACTAATACTACCGACTGATGTTGTTCCATCTTTGCGAAAATCTACAATATTTCCGTCGGAACCCTTGCGATTGAAAAACGCCGCCGAACTTCCTTCTCTGCTGACGAGAAGTGTGCCATTGGGATATACAGCAGTTCCTGTGACGTTATTTGCAACAGGGTTTACATTAGTAGTCCCCACAAGCAAGTTGTTAGAGCTATCAAACCTAGCGGCTTCACTTCCAGCAGTGCTAAAACGAATACTATTAGCAGTATCAAACGCTATAGAAGTATCTGTATCACCAGAAGAACCAACATAAGTTGCATAAGCAACGCCTGACAAATAAATATCTTTGAAGCGTTTAGAACTAATACCCAAAGAAATGCTGTTGTCTACAGTGTCAGAAGCGGTCAATGAATATGGAATAAGGTCTTTCGTACCGGCATCATTAAAGATAAGTCCAGAACCGCCTTTTCCCGCGTAAATATTTCCACCAGAAGCACCAATACTGCCGACTGTTGTGCCGTCTTTCTTTAGTTGTATTATTTCACCGTCAGATGTTGTTCTGTTAAACACACCAGAAGCACCGCCTGACCTTGAGGTGTTTACTTGACCGATTGGATTTAAGTGTATGCCTACACCAGTGCCGCCAGCAGGGTTTGTAGAAGTAGTCCCAATTGTAAAGTCACCAAACTGGTTGAATCTAGCGTATTCACTTTCGGAAGCTGACCTAAACACATGATAATTAGCGTTTTTATATAGGGCATTAGAGGCTGTAATTTGACCGTTTGTGCCTACTATAATATTTTCACAAGTAGCAGTGCCTGATACGTCGATACCTGTAGAGCTTGTAGCAAACTTTTGAACGCCGTTAAAAAATAATTTTGCTTCACCATCATTATTAAAAACAGCATACAGTTCTGATAAATCATTGTTACCAAAACCTACTGATGTACCGTTGCTAGTAACCCATAAATTGCCAGTGCCGTTTTCTTTCACATAGCTATTAGACCCATCGTGATAAATCTGTAGGTCAGAGCCGTTACCAAATAACGCTTTAGCACCGTCACGGAATAGCAAGGAATCAACAGACGAAACCCACTCCATATAGCGACCAGATGTATCACCATAGAATCTAAAGTCATCTCCAGCGCCATCTGCACCAATACTGATGAACCCACCTACAGAAGTAAGCCCATCCGTGGTAATGCTTCCTGTAACGTCGATGCCTGTAGAGGTGGTGGCTAGACGGGCTGAACCATCATGGTAGACAGTAGATGCGCCACCATTACTTCCTACAAAGTAGTCTTTTGATCCAGTAAAATTTTGTAGCTTTACGTTAGTAGAGCCTTGAATTAATAAATCACCGTCGCCTCTATCTACAATAGAAGAGTTGGTGCCATCATGTTTAATTACAAGGTCGCCATTAGTTGCGTCACCAAATCTGATAGACACATTATCAGCCACGTTAATGTCAGCAGAGGTAGTCATGCCGTCTGTGGTGATAACGCCAGTCACGTCGATGCCTGTTGCGGTAGTGGCTAGTTTAGCTCCTGCATTGTGGTAAAGACTAACTGCTCCATCTTCAACGCCTTGCAGAATAACTTCAGTACCTGCGGCGTTTACTACTGCCAACGTGCTGGTTCTTAGTTGTAGGTTACCTGTGCCAGAATCTTCGATAACTGAAGTTGTGCCGTTGTGAAAAATGGAAAGGTCTGAGCCAGCACCGAAGATAGCCTTATTGTTATCCCCAAATGAAAGGTTGCCCGTCATGCTGTCACCAGACGTTTCTACCTTGTCATTATTAAGACCTGAAAAATTAGCATCGACTTCGTCGTTAGTGAGAGGCGAACCCTTCCCAGAGCGTGTTGTAATCGTAGTCATGGTTAACCTCTTACTAAATTAGGATGCAGTTAAAGTGATGGTCCAGTTAACGGAGAGTGTATCGTCGGCGGCTTTGTTCACTACACTAAACACAGTACGGCAGAGCATAGTGCCGCCAGTTGAAGCGTTGAAGATACCTGCCTCAGTCACCGCACCAGTTGCGTCACCAGCCTCGAATGAAGAGACGTAGACAATTTGGTTGTTAGTAACTGTGGAAGAGTCTAGTGCTTCGCGTGAGCCAAGCTGAGATCCCAAGGTGGTATCGCCAGCCGCTGCGGCGGTAGAGCCAGAACCCAGCGCCATGTGCGTCATAGCAGTCTCATCGTCCTTCATGCGGTCACAGATAAAGTTCAGTCCCGTGTCCACAATCAGGTTCTCAATAAGGCGCTCATCTTTGATGTTGCCGTCCTTGTCACGAAGAACCAGTGCGACATCGCCTCGTAGTTTCAATCCATCGTTCATCATGTAAATGTCCTCGATGCGCCGACATAGTCTTCGGCAAAGTAAGTGAAGTCACAATAACCCTGACTTCTTAGGCTACCAGAGCTCGCTGCTGAAGGTGATTCAGTAAGCGATTTACTCATTGATTTTACATCTGAATCAGTAAATGCGCCATCATCAGACTTGACAGCCCCAAAAGTTTTCGTGTCTGCATCTGACGTGCTAGGTGATTCAGTAAAGTCGCGGATATAAACGACCGTTTTAGCGAAGGTGTCTGACGCTGTACCGCTGTCACTTGTCGGCTTTGTAATTCCCATAGCCGGGCTGTCATTGGCCGCTGGTGCCTCAGTAAAGGCTCGGCTGTAGGCTACGTCTCTGTCGAATACATCGCCAATAGAGACAATCTCAGAGCGCGTCTTGACGAAGTCGATTTCTTGGTCGTCTTCTGTGGTCGCTTCGCCATCGAGGTCATCCGTAACAAATGCCTGGTCAGAGATATTCTTAACGTAAGTAAACTCTTGCTCGTCCCCTAGGAATATTCGGTCTAGTCTGTCGCCAACCGTATAGTCCTCCAAGAAGTACGTTACATCACAGTAGTCCTGCGCGGTATCGCCACCTACGTCCTTTGTAACGTCGAGAGTGTCGTTGTCAGTAAATGCAGATGCATCGGCAAGGACTTTGCCTGGGGTAAGGGTTGCGTCCTCTGCAACAGATCCAGAGTTACTCAGAGGTTTGGTTTGGTGGAATGTATGAGCATCAGTAAATTCCGGTTGCTCTGTCAGAGCTTTAACAATCGCTAAGACATCATCATCGCTAAGCGCTGCGGCATTTGTCGTGTTCTTCACGAAGTCTAAGGTGTCGTTATCAGAAGCGGCGCCGGCATCTGAGACGTTCTTGGTTACATCGAGCGTATCGTTATCCGTGGAAGAAACATTATCGCTTATAAAGAATTTACGTAAGAAAAACCCTAGGACAGCTTCTGCTTGTAAACGGATTGCTTGCGTAGAGGCGACAAGAGAACGGCCGGTAACCTTTGCTACTAGCCTAGAGGCGCTGAACGCATTCCTTAGAAACGAATCTATTCTCACGCAAAGTCTTCTCTCACGTAGAATTCAACAACTTCGTATACAGTCTCTCGTGTCCCAGATTGGAATACGACCTCTACTTCACCCTCGTAGTAACCAGCATCCACATCAAGTTGACCCGCGGAGAAAACAAATATACAGACTCCCAGCGCTTGCTGCTCTGGAGTAGATTGGTTAGTCAGCGAAAACAAAACACTCGTTGTGTCCTGCTTGCGAAAGTGCATCTTGATAGTGGCATCTGATACGTCTTCAGCCAGGTTAGTATCAGAGCGTGTCAGGGTCACTTTGATTTGTGGGCCAGTGTCGCCCTGTACTAGATTAATCTTCATGATTTCCTCCTAGAGCGATTTTATCACGAGGGCTTCGTCGGCCATATAACATCTGACTTGTCTGTTGCCGATGAATAGGTCTGCGGCAAGTCTCTTAAAGCTTGTCGATAGATGCGCCACTCTGCTTTTTTAGCGTCTGTTAAGGTGTTGTCTGATAACTGCGTGTAATCAGTCATTAACAATAAATAATCGCGCTTCTTTTTTATAGTGCCCCAGTTAATCATCGTACACCTATAATAGTAGTATCAGCGATTTTGACTGTTCCTTTGGTTTGTGAGTTCAATGAACCGAAGCTCGTAGTCAAAACTTCAAGATAGAAAAAAACGTGAGTTGTTCTAGCCGTGTCGTCAAATCCATGAAGGGTTACTGAATGCTTCTCGAAGTCAACGCTCGTATCGCCTAAAAACGGGTGTATATAAGTTTGCTCAGACAACTTAACCCTATTAGCAAACGTGGAGCCTACGCTCAGTTTGTAGGAAACCTCAGGTCTGTCACCTCCGTCGTCATCCCAATCGCTTCCAGTAGCGGTCTGCCATTCTATGTTGGCTACGAAGTGTGCTTTCTGCCCTCTAGTTGTATCGCTAGGAGCATCGAGTCTTACTGAATAAATCAAAGCACTACCTACTGCAAAGTCGTAGTCTGCCGTTAGACTTTTTGTTTTTGTCCCTGTGACATTATCAAATAATTCATTCTGGTCTACTAAGACAGAAGTAGCGTTAAAGCTGGCAGTAGCCGCTGACTTATTGCCGGAGAAATCGACCGCCTTTAGCCAGAAGTAACGCGTCACAGCGCCTGACAAGCCAGTGACCACATACTCCTCACCATCAACTACAGCAGTAGGTGACGCAGGTATCGAGTCGCTAGTGTTTACAAAAACCTCAACGTGCTTAAAGTCTATGTCGTTAGGATTAGTCCACTCTGCGGTAATTGTTTGTATGCCGCCCGTAGCCGCGCCCCCTGTTGGTGCGCTTGGTGCAGTCGTGTCCCCATTTAGTGCTTGATTGCTTAATGTTGTGCCCGTGCTAGTTACTCCTAGCAGGTTTTCTGCCTGTACACGGAAATCGTAATTAGAGGTGATGTCGAGTCCAGAGATAAGCACGTTAGTCTCGCGGCTCTGCACCTCAAAGTAATCAGTAGTGCCGTTCTTGTTATAGCGTATCTTGTAAAACTCAATGAAAGCGTCATCGGGCGCTGTCCATGCCAACTGCACAGATGAGCTAACGCCACCGTCAGGACCGCGTAGACCAATTTCTGTGAGTGTAAGGCTAGTGACATTCGCGACCGTTCTGCCGTCGTATAAGTCCAGTTCACCGCCCGACAAAAAGTTCTCTTCGTCTAAGGTTGTCCAATCGTAGATAGCAGAGGCTGTCTCAATACAAACAAGATTGACTGCCAGTGCTTGCCCATCACCAATCGCCAATGAGTAGTCAATGACCTCAAACACCTTAGAGCTATAGTTAAGTCGGTCATTAGTAACTTGTATTGTGTCTCCGACTTTAACCTGCAAGCCCTTGAGGTTTACCGTCATTGTAATCACGACTTGCTGGCGTGACTTCAGAAGTGCGATTTTAGCGAGCCGTTGTGCCTGTAAGTTATTGGTCACAAAAGGCAAGGGCATATCTAGGTAAAGAGGGTCGCCGTCTTCTGTTGCATAGGTCGAGCTAATTTGTGGCGGGTAATCTAGGACTTTATAATTTTTCTCTTCAGATACGAAAATACCTTTTACGCCGTTGTAGATGCCTCTACGCGACTGCTTGGTCTGCGTCTGTATCTCGCTGATAACGTCTGCTTTTGTAAACGTGTGTGTCGGTGTTTTGTACTCTGCGCCGTCTACAAAATACTTGCCGCCTGAATATGTTAGCTTGCCGCCCATAGAGGCCAGCAACTGCTCGATGTTGGCTTTGATTTGGTTTGCGGTGTCGATAACGCCGTTACACTGATAGCGGTCTTGTGTGCCGCCAGCGTCTATAGATACCTGCTCGTCGCAAAGGTCAGCCGCCGCCTCTAGCGCAGTCGAGTCGATGTTTACGTTGCTTTCGCCCAGCCCATAGCTTTGGTCGAGCATGTAGTCGCGTAAACAAAGTGCAGGGTTTGTACTATAGGCAGTGACACTTGTGCGCGGGTCAAAAACGCGCTTGCCTTTGATGACCGCTGTAATGTTGGGGACGCCCTGCGGAAACTTGTCCTGATTCCACTCTAGCTTGAATGCTATGTAGGCAATGCCACTTAGCTTGTGGTCTGCTGTCCACTCGGTAATAGGCGTCAGTAGGCTAGAGGCTGATTGCCCTGACGTACCAAGCTTCGTAGTGTCCATTGTGACGTATGTACCCCAGTCATCTTGAAAACCACCTGACGCAGTCCAAATCTTGTTATCGTTAAACCAAACCTCTTCGTAACTATTGATGTGATGGGTAGCAAACACGACAGCCAAGTGCAGATACTTGTTATCACTACCAGAGTGCGCGATAAAAACGACGTTGCCGCCGACTCGCATTTTGCCGTAGATTAGCTTGCGGCTACCTGCTGGCTCTCGCGTTGTCTGTGTAATCCCTCGCATCTGTGCGCCGATGTTTGGCTTTGGTGTAAGCGCACGAGACACCATTGACAGGCCAGCACCGATTGCAAAGGCTTTAGCGCCTACAGCACTGAAAAGAGTTGCAAAAAAAGCGCCGCTACCTGCCGCCGCCACGCTGACAGCGCTAACAATACCTGCGATAGCACTGACAGCCATAACTTACCTCAGACACTTAGAATAAATGCGCTCAATACAATCGAAACCGAGCCGCTCCAAGATCACATCAAAAGGCTGATGAATCTTAGTATTTATATGAATCTTAGAAACGCCTTCTGTCTCTAAGCACTTAATCGCATACTTAATTAATTTGACACCGGTCATACCTTCCCGTGCTTGCTTACGAAGGAAGATAACGTCGTTGTTAGCAAATGTGTGATCTTTATAGTGCAGTGACTTGCTTACTAGGACCACAAAGTAACCCATCAGTTGCCCATCTTGTCGCGCGGTATATACACGTAACGAGCCAATGTAATCGTAAGCAGCATAAGCGTCCCAATCAGGATTTAGCTTGATTACATCTTTATTTAAGGCTATCTCCTCCCAATGCTCCTCAATGAGTGGAAGAATGTCCTCTTTGACGTTCGCCAAGTTTTCGTGTGCGTATTTCATTAATCTAACTGTCTTTGATCTGGTGGGAAATCTCCGCCAGGACCGCCGCCTCGACCGCCTCCGCCGCCTCCGCTTGAGACCTGACTGCGACCCCAGACAATTTCTTTCTCTGCCATTTCTGCTACGAACTCTAGCCCCTTGTCGTTGGGGTAATCAATTTTTTGATCTTCTGCTGTGTAACGACGAATGCGAGTGCGCTCAAACTCAATCAACCGATTCTCAACTGCTATTTGTATCGCGGCAGTCGCAGCAGAATCGTTAATAACCATGGTATCCATGAAGCCGCTAAAGACGATGACAGGATTAGTAATTACTGCGTTACTAGAGTCCATAGCCCCTAGCTTTACCGTTAGCTCGCGGCCTTGATAGTCTTCGTCACGCGCCTTTGCAAGTAGTGGGTCAGTAATGCCTGATAGCGTTACAGTAATACCGTTGGCTTGTAGCTCTGAAGTCTCAGCGATCTCACCGATACTAAGAAGGGTTCCCGCACCAACGTAGTCAACACTGCCTATAGTCAACGTGCCTATGCCGTTCCACAGATTCAAGTCGCCGGAATCAAATGCACACTCTACGAGAAAGATAGGGCGCACCAAATCGGCAGTAACTGCCGTTTGCATACTCGATGTTAATGATCTGCTCATATCGCCTCAACACATGCAAAAGTAAAACCGTAAAGACCTGCTCTATTAATATTCCAATCGATTTTATTAGTCGCTAGGCGCCATGTTCCCTTAGGAAGGGTGAAGTCAAGAGGACTACTAGATGCCGCCGCTCTTAATGGAGGCATGATATCAATGGACGATGCGCTATTGACTTCAGTGATGATATACAGCGCATTGCCAAGCTCGAAGTAATCTCCAGCGACAGCACCACTAAACGAGCCTGTCAGTGTAGTAGCGTTTACAGCGCCTGTAGCTGTCCCTGACGCAGTCGTAGTATGCAAAGGGTTGCCCAAGGTAAAGGTATTCGCTTGGCCCCTTAGAGAGGCGAAGAAAGCTTCTACCTGCTTTGCTTCTGATCGAGTCAACGGTGGCAATGTGACTTCCGCTTCCCAGCGCACGCCTTGATGCTGATATACCTGCTGATCGTATGTAAAAGGTGATTCACTTATAGCGGTTGCAGAGCACAATCGCATAGTCATAGACGTAAATCCAATGTTAGGGAAAGCCGCCATCCTTAACCTCCCATCGCCTTACCAAAGCCGCCACCTCTCATTCTGCCATCAGCGACAGCGGCCTTAGCCGCGTTACTTATTTGTGGAAGAAGGTTTGCGATCTCTGCTCTAACGGTTTGCTGTACGCCGGTCGTGACGTTAATGTTCTGTACCACAGTAACACTGCCACCGACTAACGAGTCGTTAGGTATGATTGTACCGTTACCCGCGGGTACCATAAGCTCAGGTCCGCGCTCGCCTACTAAGTAAGGCTTGCCACCTGCAACAGGACCACCCATTGCTCGAGTCACGTGATTTGCCGCTGGACCAAACTCAATACCAGTAGGCCCAACTAAAGGCTTGGGAGAAAATGCATTAACAATAGCGCCAAAAATACTTTGTGTGATGTAGTACTGAATTAACATTTTCGACAGATCTTCTATGATTGATCTTGCCATGTCTTTAAAGGCAGCCTCAAAAGATTTGGCGCCCACTATCGCATCATAGAAACTGTCGGTAAAAGCAGTCATCGATTGATCGGCAAGCTGGTCAATCCTTTGTGCCAACTCTGCTGCTTGCTTATCATTGTCACTCAATGCCTCCCTAAACCGCTCTAGTCCCTGTAATGCGGTATCTTTAAAAAGATCATGAGCGTTCATTTTGCGGCGTTCTACTTGCTCGCGGAACGTCGCTTCTTCTTCAGCGAGGCGATTACTGAGACGAGTCAACATCTCTTTGTCAGCACCCTCTTTTGCGAGTGCCTTGGTGATGATGTCTCTACGTCGTTCTAGTGACTCTTTCTGCGCTTCTTCTTCAGTGAGTAAAGACTTACGAAGATTCTCTAAGCTCTTAGAAAACTGCTCTTCAGCAAGCTTCTCTTTCGCTATACGATTGCGCTCCATAGCTTCTGTATCGCGATCTAACTGCTCTTCGTGTGCTAAGAACGCTTGAAACTCTCTGTCTGCTGCATCTGCCGCCGCATCACTTGCTGCCTTGGTTTCTCGTAAAGCACGGGCTCTATCTATCTCTGCTTCTATGGCTTCGTGTTGACTTGGCTTAATATTTTCTAGCGCATCTAATTGGCGCTCTAGGCCGTCTATGTATGCGTCAATTGGATCAAGGCCGAATGCTTCATTTTGAGCTATTAAAGTATCAAGAAACTCTTTGGCTTTCTTGTCGGCCGCCTTGGTATCTTCCTCTATATCACCATATGGATTACCGCCGGCTTGCAAAGCGGACAGTACTTTTCTTTGCTCTTTGATTTGACGATTCAGAACGACATTCTGTGCGTTCAACAGCAGTAGCTTGTCTGTCTGATCTTCATAAATATTGCTTTGCTGGAGCTCAGACGTGGCTCTTGCTTTTATTAGCTCAATACCAGTTGCTTGTGCTCCGTTAAAAACTTCAAGCATGCGTTTAGCATCTTTTTGTTTTTCCGTCGCTTCCTCACGCTCTTCTTGGTTTTCTCTTAATTTGCTATTGAGTGAAACAAGAGAATCGAGCTCTTCGTCAGTCATGAAGGCCAGTTCAGCACCAGCAAGAACACCCGCTTCTTTAGCGGTCCTCTTAATGGCCTCTGAAAGCTCTTCTAATTGCTTCTCGCCCTCTTTGACGTCCTTCACGAACGCGGTTGCAATACCGGCGCCAACGGCCAGCACAGCACCTAAGAGAGCGCCCTGAGGGCCGAAGAGAGACGCAATCTGAGAACCCTGCTGACCGAATACGATCATTGCATTGGTTCCCATACTTAGCTGAACAGCAATATCTTGGATCTGGTGACCGAACTGACCAGCGCCGCCGCGCATGAAGCGGAACTGTTGATTAAGCGCTTTGCTTTGACGCTGAGTATTCCGCATCGAGCGCTGCATGGAGTCAAAGGCTTTCTTGGTATTATCTTTGCCTTCGAGGACCGTTACTACGCGTTCTTGTTGCATCTGAGCTTTCCTTTAGCTTTTGGTTCCTTATCTTAAAATAGGTAAACCAATGATTAAACTCACTGACGGTCATGCTCAGAATTGTTGAAAGAGGCTGACCAAGGTGATCCGCGAGCTCATACATATAAAACAACTCGCTAAGTTCTCCTTGATCATTTAGGAGTTTTTTTCGCGGTCCTCTTCGGTTTCACCGTCAATTTGCAGAACGAAGTTTGCAACTCGCGAAAGCACCTCTGGATCAACATGAGTGCGAAGCTTAACCTTGTCACCAATGTCAAAGACTGGCTCGCCTTGATCATCTGTACAACCGAATATGACTGCATAGACCATGTAATCAGTCGTATCTCCATCAGCACGACGAACCCATTTACCTTTGTCATCGAGTGACAAGTTTTTAGAATAAAGAGTTACATCCCACTCTGGTACATGTAACTCTCGTATCTCCTTGTTACTAAAGTGCGATACCGCTACATCAATTAACTTTGACATTTACGTCTACCTCTATCCGTAAAAGTTACGCAGTTGTTTCTGTCAGCGTGCCTGTTCCCGTGCCGTTGAATGTAATTTCAACGAGACCATCAAACGATTGACTACGACTGATAGACGTAATGATTACTGAGCCAGTGTAATAGGTCTTACCAGTTGTATTGCCTTCTGGGTATAGGTTCAACGTAGCTGTAGTACCTTCATCCAGCGCAAGCTGACCGTTTGTATCACTAGAGTCGTAATAACAGTTCACGGTTGCACTCCATGACTTTTGAGTCGCTTTGTTAGTCATGAAGTCATCACCCATGACAGTGTCATTGACGATCTCAGATGAGCTCTCTAAGCTGAAGTCACGTACTTCTGCGACAGCATTTGTGCCGACGAAGACTGCGCCATCCTTACCTATAAATGTTGACATGATTTTCCCCTAACGAGATAAATGAAAAATATTTTACCCTAGCCTATGTGGTAGGACTACCCTCAGTCGTTGCATATTGAACTTCAACTGTTACACGCCCCAAAATCATAGGTTGATCACCTTGATCTGAGATGTCTGCTTCAAAAGACAACACTCGTGTATCTTGAGCGCGCCCTCCCCGCGTGAGATCTGTATACAGTGCTGCTTCTATCTCTGCGGTAATCTTGTCCATAGTATCATCGTAATCCGATACGGCTTTTACATAAGCCTCTACGACGACCTGCAACGTCCTATTCTGTGTGCGCGGAGGATTAATACTCTGATAAGCGGTATCTTCAGAAAGCGTATAAACAGCCAATCCTGGGAGCTTATCTTCGCGCAAGGGATAGATACGAGTGGGATATACGTTCGCTTTTGTAGTCGTCAGGCCCGTTAATGCGGTGACTACATTATCGCGAATAGCTGTGCGGATGTGACTCATTGTTTCTCAAGCGCCAATTCAGAAATGCCAGTGCCGTCAGGCATTATGGCTACGACTCGATATTCGTTTAATGATCCATCCACTGTAATAGATACCTTGTCGCCCTCAGTGATTTCACTCACATCAGAAGAACGACAGGTTAATCTAGGCTGCTGTACAGAAAATGTCACCGTTCCACCGACATCTTCAAAAACATGATCCGCGTCAAAGATCGCGGTAAACGTCGTTGACGCACCGAATAAAGGAGCAAAAGTGATTTTCTGACCAAAGTCGGCCAGCATAGTGGAGCGGAATACATCCGTCTCTACAGCCATTATTCATCCTCAGGCTTTGCCTTAGGTGGACGACCACGACGCTTAGGCTGCTCCTCAGAGTCTTCCAGAGCGACAGCGCGGTTTTCCTTCTTGGGCTCTTCATGGTGCGGCGCCAAGCGATCAATTGCCATTAAGTCTTTCGCAAGCTGATCAGTTAAGTCAGAAACGACATCCCCAACTTTGTAACGTGTACCTTTGATTATGCAGTCTCTAATTACTTCGTATTTCATAAAACCTCCTAAAAGGTAACCCGCCCCGTAGGGCGGGTCATACTACTTACTGGTCGTCGTTACCGAGACAGAAGCTAACAGCGTTACGTACAGCAACGTCGATAGTCTGGAACGCTACGATGCGAACAGAACCTGTAGTTGACAGGCTGAATGGGTCAACGGTGATGTCTACGCCGGCACCCCACATTCCAACGAGCAAATCAGAGAAGTTACCGAAGAACATATCGCCAGCAGTACACTGGTTAGATACGATTGCGCGGTAACCGTTGATTGTGCCGCCAGGCTCAACAACGAACTGAGCAGTGCCAGTTGCTTTCTCAGTTGTCTTCAAGCCGCCGTACATTGCCGCTGGCAGGATGTAAGCAAGGTTACCTACGAGTGCGTTATCTTCCGCAACCGCAGTTTCCATGTCTACGACCTTAGCGTATGAAGGTACGAGGATAGGTGAAGTACCGAAGTCAACAGTGTTGATTCCAGATGTGTTCTTGATGCCTGTAGGCTGGCCGGAAGAGCCAGAACCTTGCAGAGCAGCCAAGTCAACAGCAAGAGCCAAAGACTGTGCTAGGTCATCACGTACCAATGCTTCCGCATCAAGAGAGCTCTGCTGACGAAGCTGACGAGTGATGTCAGTAAACGCAGCAAGCTGACGTGGAACCATGCTTACAGAAGTAGTTGTCATCTCTGACTCAGAAGCCGCATTGCCTTCAGTAGCAATCCATGCCGCAGAAGCTGAAGTAGCCTTCTTAGGAATCGCTACATCTGCGCTCAAACCTGTCAGCATACGAGCGCCAGCTTGCATGACTGAAGATGAGTTGCGGAGTACGTCGATGAACTCACCGCCACGGAAGTCATCTGAGAACAGATCTGACTCATCCGCTGAGTTCAGGTCACGCTGGCTTAGTACCTGATAAGGAACCATAAGACCTTGTGGGTCTTTGCCAGAACGCTTAGCAGTTGCTTCTGATACCTCGAACTCAAAAGCAGCAGCTTCGCGAGCGCGACGGTCAGATGGGTTAGCAAGAGCGTTGACTACGTTGAACAAAGAGAAGCGCTTAACTTCTTTCTGCGTCAAACCGATGTCGGTTGACTCGAGGGGCTTAGTGCCAATCTTATCAAGTACAAGACCCTGAACTTCTGCATACGAACGGCCTTCAACAATTGCTTGCTGGCCGAGGTCTGCTAGGTTGTGCTTAGTGGTCAATGCCATGATTTGAGCGGCATCACGTTGTGCGGTTTTCTTGGCTTCTGCCTCAACCGCTGCAATATCAACTTCAGACATTACGTCCTCCTTAAAGTTGGTTTTGATTGAAGGTTGGGTAGAAGCTTCATTTGAACGACCGACGCCGACCCGGTCAGATTGGTCAGCGGGGATGCTTACAAGCGAGGCTTCTAGGGGCTTCCATGACTTGGCTACATAAGTGTCCTTGTCACTTCGCTCCATTTTCTTAACGGAGTAACCAATAGAAATATTGGCTTTTATACCGTCTACTACATCGTCAAAAGCCTCTCTAGCAAGTGCGCCTTTTCCAAAGCGAACCGTCGCACGTAGTCTACGTGCCGAGCCATCAAGTTCTGCCGATTCTACGACGCCAACTTGCCTTTCTGGATCATGATCCAGTAGCAGCGGGGCGCGACCGCTATTAAGGAAGCTCATGTCGATTGCTTCCTCACTATGTTCTAACACTTCCATACCGTAAGAGCGCTCAACAGGCTCCTCGGATGAAATAGACATACGTACACGGCGAGTATCTTCTTCTACCGGCTTCGCGTCTAAGTGCATAGAGCGACGTTCAAGTTCTGCCGGAACCTCACGTTCAGCATCATGTCCTTCTCGCTCGTCATCTTCGTGACCAATGCGCTCGTCATCTTCGTGACCAATGCGCTCGTCATCTTCGTGACCGTCACGGTCCTCTGGCATAGATTTGGCATACGTGATGATATACGCTTCATCGGTCTCTTCTATGTTTTGAATGTGACGCTGCTCGCGGTCTTCTTGTCGAAGCTCAACGTCTTCTACTATCGCATTGCTCATTTCAATGTCCTCGTCTGCAAATGTCACGACTTCCTCGCATCTTCCCTTGGAAGACATGGGATGTCCAGATGGTAACAAATCTGTGTCATGCTTTCCGCTTCTAAATTTACCGTTTCTTAAAACGTAAAGGAATGAATTAACTCTGGCGTATGCCCATTGCTCGGGCGATTTCACACTGGGCCTTACCGAGCCAGGATTGGTCTTATATGCGCCAATACCGCGACGAAAAACTGCGCCTAAAGTGCGAGCATTGGTCCTCTTGCTGGCTACGTCGCCTACTTTCTCATTATGCTCTTTGGCTTTATTCGCAAGAGCCTTCTTAACGCTGCCGCTAATCTCTGCCCGGTCGTCTTCGTCCGCGGCTTCGACAGAACGGATAACTCTCTTGGCGAAGGTCTGCCCAGGATTACCACCCCAGAGTGCCCATGCGATTCGTCCAGCGGATGGGTACCCTTCTTCCCCTGGACTATATCCCTTACCGGCTTTATCAACTTCGTGTCGAGCAAAATAAGAATACATACGCTTGACAGTATCAATAGATAGCTCCCGCCCATTAGAGATATCGCGAGCGCGAGCAACACCGACTTCAGTACCGCCTCTACCGTGTTCTTTCCGCCATTCGAGACCACGCTTTGCCTCCGCTATCATTGCATCCGTGGGAGTCGTATTGATGTCCCGGCCTTTATACATCGCCATCGTCATCTCCGATTATTTCCGCGTCTACTTGAGCTTTTTCCGAACCATAAGGCTCGAGCGCGAACTGTATGCCAAACTGCTCAGCTAAGGCTTTATCGCGCTGTATCTGAGCGAATAGGTCTTCGACATCCTTACCATATTGCGAAGCAACGTCTTGTATAGACAGCACGCCATTCTTCATTCCGAGGATAGCCGCGTTCATTTCCTTGAGCGGGTCAACCCAACTCCAAGCACGACCTGTAAACGTAGATGCATTCAGGAAACGCTCGTACTGATTAGAGCCAATGCCGAATGACCGCAACTCCATCGCAGCATCGAGCCATGCCTCATATACCTTGTATACAAAGTGGTCAATCATGAACTGCTGAATGTCGCGGTAGAAATCTCGCTCCTCTAGCGCGCCTTGCCGGATAGAGCTATAGGATGTCGCCTCCAGGTCGTTAGATAGAGAGGTATAGGATATGCCTAGTCCGCTAGCGATGCCTTTCAATACTGACCTGTGGAAGCCATCAAACTCATTACTTGGGAACGTAGGCTCAAAGCTTTCTAGCGAGACACCCGTAGGAAGTTGATGGAAGGTTCCGGGCTCTGCATCCATGATAGGCGTGTGATTGTCGGTATCATCTGGCACAAACCCATCACCCGAGGGTGACGTAAAGAATCCCATCTTAGATGCACCGATACGAGCGTTAATCACTGCCGCCTCACGGAAGCCACCTAACTGCTTCATGGCTGGCATGACAGGAGACAACCAAGGCTCACCTCGAGTTTGTCCAGCGCGCAAAGGCATGAAGATGTGAATGACTTGCTCAGCAGGTATACGGATGTGTTTGCTCTTTCCCGTCATCATTGCGTAGTCATAATCACCCGGATGATAAGTGAGCTTGTGATAAGCAACCGGCCGCTTGTTTGCATCTAGCTCAACACCCATGCGGATCTCGTTACCACCAGGCAGCTTTTCATTCTTCTGCTCATCAATCTCATCGGGCTCAATAAACTGCAAAGCAAATGAGTCGTGATAGTCACGCCCACGATGCTTGATGATGAATACTTCTCCATCGCGTACTAGACTTTCAATAGCTAGCTTTTGTGCATCAACCCAAGATAACCGACCGTCAATCGTACAGTTGCCAGTGCGCCCCCACTTGGCGAACGCGCCTTCTACCGCCTGATTCCCAGGCAAGTCCAGCAAGCCATCTCCCCCCAGAGCCTTAACTTGTAAGCTGAACCCTCTAGCGCCAACTGCATTAGTCTTCATCAGATTTACATAGCGCTTGGCGTATTCATTGTTGCGACACAGGTCACGCGAGCGATTCCGTAAAGTCTTGATGACGGGACGTAACTCACTATCAGCAGAGCGCTGAGAGTCAAAAAAGTCTGCTAACAATCTGTTCTGGCCCGCTCCAGCGTAAGTACGCTTTAAAAAACGAGGCTTGTCTTCTTTCTTCTTACGTCCAAAGTCAAAAATGCCCATTAGAACCGTACCTTTATCGTTGCGCCATTACTCTTCCCACGCTTTAGTAGAGCTTCGTTGTCGTGCTTGACGATTTCTTTTCTGTAGTAATCACGGGCCTCAACGAGCTCAGTGAAACTCATTTTCGTAAGCGAACGTCCAGCAATAGAATAGTTAGAAACATCAGAGTCCGCCTTACCTGACAGCAGTGACTCAATCTTAGTGACCATAATCTCAGCGTGTATGCGAGGGTCAGCTTGATTACTGTCCATATCAGGTATGAACGTAAAATCACCAATATCAACTACAATCCTGTTGCCTGATGACGTCTGAGTTATTTCTAACTGCCAGTGATATTTGCCTGGAACAAATGTGGCGCTAGTAGATGAGTCAATAGTAAAAAGATAGTAATCGACATTTTCTGTAGCGGCTATCTTATGTTCTGTTGAACCCCCGCCAGTGATACGCATAACATACTCTGCGGAATGAGTAGCTATGGGATAGTCTTCTACTAAGTCAGACCGCTTCCACTGAACAAAGTCGCCTACGACGATTTCTTCTGGTTCGCTCTCGGGAGCATTTGCAACGTCAAAGAGATTTGCCATAAAAATCCTCTATCGCCAAGAATTTACGAATCCTCTTCCTGTTTTAGGCACGAAGGGCTTTTTTACTTGGCGGCTTGGTTCCTTTTCGCGGGTATCATCATCCGAATTATGCTTGAATTTCGTCCTGTCTGCTAGCGCATTGACATCCACGTTTAGTATTGCTAATGCCGCTATAGCGTATACAAAACAGTCTAGTGCTTCGTTACGCGCCCTTATCTTCTGAAACACTCGTTTTTTATACCCTCTATGGAACCGCGTGACGACCTTTTCAGCCGTTAATTGTCTGAAATATTCGTCGTCCAAGTGGCTAGGAAAGTGTATAAACCCGGCCCCTGGCTCTTCTATCCGCATCCGAGCGAACAAAAGGTCTTTTGTAGTGTCTACACCGACCGGAAACAGGTTGCAGCGGCCAATATTGTTTTTAGAAGGGCGTCCAACGATGGGTTTACCCTCTCCGCCGACTCCTTTTATCGCGAAAACGCCTTGTCCAGCGTTTTTTTTAGCGTATTGGTAAACAGAGTTCGTAAAATGACCGCCAGAATCGATTGCAGTCGCTCTAATCACCATATCTCGCTCGTCATACGTCCGATAACGCTTAAAAATGACCGAATCTAGCTGTTGCCACAGTTGTGGCGTGCTCGGATCACCATAAAGCACCTCGTGACCGATAACATACGACTCAAAGTCGCGAGACCAGCCTACAATCGTCACTTCTAGCCGATTATCCTGCACATCGCAGCCAGCAGTGAGCATAATCACCTCTTCAGGGACTAAATCACCGTATTCTTCGCGTCTATCAGAAAGTGAGAGCTCATCAATTGTCTCACCTTGATCCTCAAACGTCTCTCCAAGATAAGTATTCGTCCATACACGAAGCTGTTCTGGGTTTTTACGAACGGACAAGAAGTCCCTAACTCCGTCCGAAATTGGCGTCCACGGGCTGTACAGACCGTTTATAGCGAAGCCAGCAATGCCATTAAAGGGCTCGTCAGCCACCCATTGGCCGTTCCTAATAGACCATCGGCGTTCAGCATCACTCCAAAGAGAGCCACAATGAGAACACGCGTAAGCCGCCGTCTCTGGATCATCGTCATTCCATTGTACATTTGACCACCTCAACTTTTGATATGTCTCACAATGCTTACACGGGACGTGATAGTGCCGTTGATCTGACTTCTGAAAGGCATCCTCTATACGACTAGCGCCTCGATTTGTCGGAGTGGACACCATTACGATCTTACGATTCCAAAATGTGGCTGCTCGTTTGCGTGCAAGCTGGATAGGATCGCCCTCAGAACCCGCTGAAGTAGGGTATCTATCGACCTCATCGCACAAAACCAGCCTGATGGGTCTTGAGGCAAGGGAAGCAGGACTATTGGCTCCTGTGAGCGTCAAAGCCCCGCCTGGGAAGATCTTGTGCAGCGTTGTATTGCCAGAATCGCGTGATCGAGGGTCTTTCACCTTATCTCTAAGGGTAGGAGTCGATCGAATCAGGCCGTTAGCCACACGGTCCTTGGAGAAGGACTGTGCCATCTCCACCGTAGGCTGTAGTACAAGTATAGGACTAGGGTCATTTTCAATGTGGTATCCAATGATATTGAGGATAACTTCCGACTTGCCCAACTGGGCGCCGGCCATAACAACTACTTCGCGAATAATAGGATCAGAACAGGCATCCATAATCCCACGCTGATATTCCGCACGAGAGGTATGCCAACGACCAGGCTCACTACTTGTTTGCGAGTCCAGCCGTCTTTTTTGGTCTGCCCACTGGCTTACGCTTAGTTTTTCCGGCGGCTTTAGCGTCTGCACCGCCTTCTTCAAGTGTTTCGATAGAGACAGTCGCTGTTGTCGGGTCAACTTTAGGGTCATAGTTAGATAGTTCTGTTAGTGCTTCGTTAAGTAAGTCTTCTAGTACTTTCTGACAACCACCTGCTTCAAGTTCTGATGCAACTACTGGGGCAGCTTTAGACGGTATCGATAATAGCTTCCCCTTGAAGGCACCCAATACATCTTCCCACGCACTTGTAACATCTTCTGCTACGACAAGTACACCTTTCAGCTTGGCTAGCTCTAATTCTGCGATTTCTGCTTCTGCATTAACTTTTCTAGTGCGGGCTTCATCATATGACGATCCCAATTTGACTCCGCCAGTGCTCATTTGCGCTTTCCCCTGACACTAAATGTTGTGGTCTGAGCGGATTGTAACACTATTAGTTCCAGAAAATTCTATGCCTAGCGACACATCGCGCTC